GTATGCCAGCTCATACAAATGCTGAGCGGCTAGTTAAAATAGAAGCGCGCCGACCACGGCGGATAGAGGGTTCCTCCAGGCATATCTATAAAGATGCAACTCACCTGAATATTCGAATTCATACGGCCACGTGTTCGCACGACAATGTGTAGTCACTGTTTCCATTCCCTGTAAATCGCACCAAGCGCGGCGAATCTGAGGAGCGCGAACGCAATGACCGTGTGGCTGGTCCCGTTTAACCACTCAGTCACAGATTTCTCCGATCGTTTGAGTTGCTTGGCTACCTGTTTAGCCGACAATCCTTGTGTGTAATATCGCAGCTCGGTGGGGTTGCCGTACCTGGTGTTTGGATAACGCATTCGAAGTCCTCGGACGTAAAAAAAGACCGGCAAGGTAGGCCGGTCTTAGTGAGGTTTGAATCCCTTATCTATGGGGCTTTAACAATCGTTTGCGCAACCTATAATTTCGTATAATTTATACTTCTATAAATCGCAAAATAGTTACTACGCCGTAGCTACAACCCGCTTGTAGCTTACGTTTGCGACGCGCAGTAACCAATTAAAAGATTTAGACAGTTTGGCTTTTACTGCCTTCATCTTTGTCTCTTCAGCGGCCAGTGCATTTAGCATTTCTTCAGCACTTATTCCTGCCTCTTTTGCCATTATTTTTGCCGTTAAATAATCCGGGAGATTCTTTCCTGTTGCGTATCTATTGAGCGTTGGTTGGGCAATTCCCCAGTCTTTTGCTGCCTGATTTACCGAGCGTTCTTTCAACGCCCGTTTAACAATTTCCAAATAGCTCATGATTTTCTCCTGTTGCAACGCTATTCAACTTTGACTAATCTTTACTTATTCAAAAATGACTAAGTCATCTTTGATTACAAGTTAACGATATCACAGTGATAGGGGAGCGAATGACTTACGTTGTTTTTGGGATGTTTGTGGGATCTCTGTTGGTTGCTAAGGTCTCAACCACTGCTTTCTTCAAGTTCTCGCTGGTCGGCACAGGGAGCGCGGGGAAGCGCATCAAGATGATGCCCGCATCACGTAACGCTTTGTTCTTTTTCTCGTCATCAGCTCGACGTTGCTCCAGCCTGTGTGATTTGTCGTCGATTTCAACGGCCATTAAAACATTCAGGGCAGGGCTTAATAGCACGAAGTCGATGCTCCGCGGGTCTATCTTGTTTTTTGCTGATCGCCATTTAGCACCTTCCGCCTTTACCAGCTGGTTTAGCGCGACCTGCGCAAGTACATGCGCATTTGGAAAAGCCTCCTTGAAGGCGGCAAACCATTTTTTCTCGTTCTCACTAAGTAGATTCTTGGCTGAGTATTTCTCTTCGACTCGGGCTTTCGTGCCTTTCTTTGCAGCGAAGAATTTCGCAAAAACCATCATTGCAACTAGCGCTATCGCTAGGAATGCGAGTGCCTTCATTACCTCTCCCATTTTTTGTTTGTTCGCCAATTTATCACGGGCGGCATGTGTCGCCTTGGATCGCCAATTGTGTCGTGTTTCTCGCGACATTTAACCGCGCATTAAGCGCATTTATTTAATCAGTCTAGGGACTCGAAAAATCATGAAAACACTCATTCAAATTTTGTACGTAAAGCAAAACGCTGGCACATCCAAAAAAACGGGCAATGCCTATGACATGCGCATGGCGCAAACCGTGGCACAAGTCACAAACAAGGACGGGATTGTCGAACCGCTCGTAGGCGAGTTGATGCTGCCAGAGAACTACAAAGACACCGTGCCGGGGCATTACCTCATTGATTTTCGTCTGTCGCGCAGTCAGCAAAATCGTATTGAGTCTGTCGTCGATACCCTCACGCCTTGCGATGCCAAAGGAAACCCAGTTCAACCAGCACCGCAAAAACAAGCCGCTTAATTTTTAAGGGGGGTCTATGGACGGTCGTTTCTGTGACTTGTGCGGTGAGGTGAAAGCTGATGTGCAGTTTCTCGACCTAGATACCCCTGTATGTGCTGATTGTCTGCACGCGGGTGCTGATTAATGCCTACGTGTGCGCAAGCGGTATTACAGCCGGATGGATCGCTAACACTGCGACTCGATCCGACTGCAATGGACGTCTCGAATTGCGCTTATGTGGTTTTGTCCGGTAGCGATGCTGCTACGTCTGTATGGACATTGTCGCGTGAGGATGGGGCGTCGTTTTCAGCGGGGATTGTCTCCGTTTGGTTCACTGCTTTTTGTGTAAAGCAGCTTTTTAATCTCATTAGAGGGAGTCATAGCAATGAAAGTACGTAATCAAGTTAAGAAATTCGGCCAAAAGCTGGCTGTAGTCGCTGCACCTGTTGTGGCATTCGGTATCACTGCGGCGCACGCTGCAATCGATCTGAGCGCCGATGCGACTGCGGCAAAAGCCGATGTTGTCACCAATGGTGAAATCATTCTGGGCATCATTTTTGCCGTTGCAACGTTCTCGTGGATTCGCCGCGTTATTCGCTAATTCACTGACGTTTCAAATAACGGGGGCTTCGGCTCCCGTTTTTACTAGTGAGGGCGTATGGATTTTATTGCGACGTTCTGCTTAGTTCTGCTGTTGATGACTTTGGCGATGAGGGGGTGATATGGAAGGCTGGTTCATTGTGATTGCGACCTGTGGCGCGTTCTGGATTCTATTGTCATGAAAAAATTCTTGTTCGCTATGCTGCTGCTATTTGTCGGGCATGCACATGCTGTGACCTCGTCGCGGTTTTACCAAGTCAGTGGCAGTGGTATCGCTAGCGATCATTCTGCTTCTGCAGCCGCTGCCTGCCAAAACTGGATTGTAAAGAATGGCAGTGCTACGTATACGTACGTCGGCATTACGGATATTCCTCCTACTTTTTTCAACTGCAACGTCAAATATACTGGTTCTGGACAGGCCGTAAGCATCGCTGGTGGATCGAGTACTACTACTTGTCCGGATGGGCAGGATGTAGTTTTGCCTAGCGCTACATATCCGAAGTGCGGTGTGCCACCGCCTCCTCTTTGTACAGCGGGAGCTACTTCGACTAAAACGTTTTTTAACGGCACTGGACCATTGGGGTCAGCTACTTCTACGTCAGCGCCTATCCCTTGGCCCACATCCGATGGTAGCTGTAACGTTGAGTATTCCACTCTGGAAGAGTGCAGATCGAGGGTGAATGCGGCCGGAACAGGTCAAGAGTTTTATTGCACTTTTTCAGGAAAACAGACTGGTGTTGCCACGCCGCCTGGCACTGCTCCAACGCCTTCTACAATTACGCCTGCTCCGACTGATAAACCTGCCACAAGCAATGTAAAAGATGCAGGCAATGGTAAGTCTTGTCCTGCCGGTACTACATCATTGGGTATTGATTCTGCAGGCGGCATGATTTGCGGCGGATCGGGTACTTCGCCAATTATTCCGCCTAAGACCGAAGTTAAAACGCCTCCGGTTACTACCAATAATCCGGACGGCTCGACTACTAAAGTCGAAACTTCGACGCGTTCAAATTCTGACGGCAGCACCACAACAACTACTACCACTACCGTAACTGGCGCGAATGGCGGCACGACTGTTACGCAATCCACTTCTACTAGTCAGAAACCTTCCGGCTCCGGTGGTGGGGCAGGTGTCAATGATTCGACCGATGATAAGAAAGATGACTTCTGCATCAAAAATCCAACGTTGAACGTCTGCAAAAATTCGCAGGTCACCGGTGAGTGTGAGGAAACTGCATGTCAGGGTGATGCTATTCAATGCTCCATTCTTCGGCAGCAACGCAAGGAATACTGCGACAACATGAAAGACACGCCGCAAGTTCTGCTCGGCCGAGATTTACTGGCCGGTAATGATCCGTTGCAATCGCAGATTGATGCAGCCAAAACAGGAACGACTGTTGACCTTGCATCGCAATCATTTGACCAATCTAGTTTTGCACCTTCGGCTTGCTTCGCATCTAAGGCCGGTTCGTCCCACGGCCATGCAATTCCTATTGATTTTTCAGCTGCTTGTAATTCAGCGGCATCCATCCGGTTCGCTGTAATTGCGTTGTGTTCGCTGGCCGGTTTTCTGATTGTGGCTCGTTCAATTTCGCAGGGGTAAAACATGTTTGCAGCCGTCTTTATACCGGCGCTAGTAGGCGCTCTTGCATCAATGATGGCGTCCTTTGTAGGTCGCGCAATTCTCGCTCTTGGTATTGGCTTTGTGACTTATAACGGCGTCACTTTCTTGCTGAACAATCTAAAAAATCAGGTCATAAACAATATTGGTGGTCTTGCTGGTGATGCGTTATCGCTTATCGGCTTCTTCTCGTTGGACAAGGGAATTTCCATCATCTTCTCCGCGTATACGATCGTTATCACTATGCGACTGGTCAACGGTTCAATGAAAAAGATGGTGTTTAAATGATTACGCTGATAACCGGATTGCCGGGGCATGGTAAGACACTCTATGCGCTGAATTACATCAAAGCGTATTCTGAGAAAGAGCAACGTGAGGTGTTCTATTCAGGCATCAAGGATTTAACATTGCCTTGGACTGAATTTAAGGCTGAGCAGTGGATGACATTGCCGACCGGTGCAATCATCGTTATCGACGAAGCCCAGTTTGTTTTTTCTCGTAAGCCGAACGGCTCGAAACTGCCGGATTACTATGAGCAGCTTGCTGTGCACCGTCATAGTGGTTTCGATATCTTTGTTATCACACAGCATCCAACGCTCCTGGATAACTTTGTGCGCCAGTTAGCTGGCCGTCATTTGCACATCATTCGCAAGTTCGGTTTGCAACGTGCAAACGTTTGGGAGTTTCAAACCACGTGTACTACGCCGACGTTGGCCGCGAGTCAAAAAGGTGCCATTCAGCATAAGTTTGCTTATCCCAAAGAGATTTACGGTTACTACAAATCGGCGGAACTGCACACGGTAAAACGCGCCATACCAATGAAGATTATTTTGGCTTGTATCTTTGTTGTGGCAGCGCCTCTTTATGCTTACTACTCGTTTAATAAACCTAAAGCGCAAACCGACAATAAGCCAAAGCCAGAGCAGGCTACGCAAGTGCAGAATGCGCAGACCGGAGTCGTCAAGGCCAGCTATAGCAACGCAATGGAAGATGCAAAGCAGTACGTCTACGAACGCACTCCACGTGTTGAGGGGCTTCCGTACACCGCGCCACGTTATGACGATGTGACCAAGCCTGTAACCGCTCCGCTGCCGGCCTCGTGTCTGTCTAGCAAAACAAAATGTAAGTGTTATTCGCAGCAAGCGACAGTGATGGATGTGCCTGAGCAGCTGTGTCGTGACATTGTTGAGCGTGGATTCTTTGTCGATTTCAAAGATGCGCCCGATGTGCAGCGTTCTCAGGCTGTTTTGGATCGCCCTGATGGTCTGCCGTTATCTGGCGCGCAAACACGAGATGTAGAGCCGCGTATGATCGCTTCAGCGGCAGCTATGCCGACCGATTCGCTTGAAGATGGCTATGGTGAGTTGGGCAAGCGCGGGGTTGGTGTTCGTCGGCGCGTGGCCGAGTTCAATGCCATGCAGCACTGAAATGTTATTTATGCGCCATACGCAAAACGCCTTGCAGCAAGTGGCCGTCAAAATCCATGATGCGTGCGACCAATTGACGCATGTTGCGGCATACGAATTGTTTTCCATCTGGCCGCGTCCAAACGAATCCGGCCTTTGCGATTTTGTACAGCTTCCGCAGGTACAGCTTGAGCGGCAATTGCGTCCAGTTGATCGCCTCGACCACTTTGCCAGCAGCCTTGCGCACGCGCTTAAACGCGCCGAGGTATTCCTGAAATGGGAAGTGTGTCAATGGCAGTTCTGGTTGATCGGTTTTCATGGTTTGCGCCTTTCGCTGATTCGGACTGAAGATTCGGAGCCCATTAGAAAAATTGCTGTTTCGTGGTGCTTCGTTGGCATTAACTGCCGTTCGTCCTGTTAGTTCATCGCCCGATGAAAAGATCGACGGTGCATAAGGCTGTTGGTGCAAGGGGAAGGTTTGTAAAAATCGTTTATGGCCGTAGGCGCATGATTTTTATGAATACCCCTTGAGTGCGAGTGCCGGAGTGTTTGCGGATCTGTCCGGCTTTATGGACAAATCCGCAAATGCGTAGGACACGTAGACACGCCGCCAATAGTAGCACCG